GTCTCACGGCTTCGCTCCGTTCAGCCGCTCCAACCGGAGCCGGGTAATGAAGTCCACCACGGCGCAGGCTTGTGCCTCCGGTGGCGTCCTCGCGTCCCTCCAGCGCTGGTACTCCAGGGAGCGGCCCCACTCGTCCCCGCAGTCGAAGCAAAACGTCGCGTCAGCAGACACCTCGGAGCCGCATACCTTGCACGTCATGACTCCTCCCTCTCCGGCCAGTCGAGGCGCGTCACCTCTCCGCCAGTGATTTTCTCGATGCGATCCATGGTTTTCCCAGTGGGGTTGGCGCGCTTCTGCTCCAGGTACCAGAGCCGAGCCGCGCTGACCTCGAACAACGGGGCCGCCGCGCGAAGCGACAGCCCCTGACTCTCCCTCCACTCACGAAGCGTCAAGAGTTGGCCCTCACGGCGAGCATGTCGTCCGTCATCTCGCAGGCACTCAAGTCGGTGGCATCGGGAATGCCGCGTCCGATTGTCACTCGGCGATACCTTCGCTTCGCCCCCTTCTCGCTCCATGCCTCAAAGAGAATACTGCCCTCATCGGGGTACTCGGTGCACCACACGGCATACAGGTTCATACGTCTCCGCCCGGTACGAGGCCCCGGGCTGGCGCTGGTGGTTACTCCGGCAGGGTGGGCAGCAGGGCGCGGAGGCGGGCGGCTTCGGTGCGGTAGGCCGTGGCGCGCCTGATGTGCTCGGCGGACGCAGTGGAGCAAGCGTCGTAGTAGGCCGCCAGCGCGACCGCTGCATCTGCGCGCCCAGCCATGTCCTCAATCGCCTGCTGCGCCTCGGTCTTGGTGCGAAACTGCCGGTATGGCTTCGTCATGGCTCCCTCTCTGCGGCAGCGCCGCGCGGTGACAACAAAAGTATAACCACTCCACCGTCGCGTCAACTCCCGCGTTGTCGATTTCTCCGGGACAGGGCTCTGACGCGGTGCTCGTGCACTCCGAGTTCCGCCGCCACGGCACGTACGTCCCCGCCGCGCTCCAGCAAGGCCACCGCGTGCACGAGGGTGCGGCGCTCGTCCTCGTTCTCCGCCACCTTGGCGATGTAGGCGCTGGTGGTGGACTCGAACTGGCGCCACCACGGAGCGTCACAGCGGGGGAAGCACGCGGGGTCCATTCGGCCCGGCTCTCCTGTTGGAGTGTGGGCGTGGTGCTCGGAGCAGCAACTCCGCGAGCAGTGGGCGCAGATGGCGGCTTCGGGCAGGCCGCACGGGCAGCGGACGAGGCCCTTGCTCATTGTGCCCTCTTGCAGTTTTTGCAGCGCTCCAAGTCGGGCTGGTACTTGGGGTGATTGAAGTACCCACGGACGGTCGTCCACTTGGAATCGATGGCGAGGCGGGCCCCGCACGCGGCCAGCACGGAGTTCCCCTCCCAGTAGGCGAGATGGAGGCGCTTGACGGAGGCCTTCGGGGTGTCGCTCATCGTCCCCTCCTGGGGCGGCAGATGACGACTTCCACGCCGGCGGCCTCTAGTGCTTCCTCCGCCTTCTGGCCGGGGCTCCAGTCCGAGGCGTAGGCGACGGAGACGCCTGCCTCAGCGGCCGCCATGGCGAACTTCACGCCAGCGTCCGTCACTCGGTTCCGTGCCGCCATTAGGGCGGGGTAGAGGTCGGGGCCCCTCCTCTCGCGCGGCGTGGAGGGGGCGAGGTCGCTCCCGTCTGCCGCCTCTGCGCCGTGCCGCGTCTTCTCGAAGTTGCGCTTGGTCATGACAAGTAGGTACTCCGCTGGGGTGTAGACTCTCAACCACGACGTGTTTGGTGGTGTTGCTGGTGGTGACGTTTCGAGGTGGAGACTCCAGACCCCACGACAAGACGTCGAATCTGTGCTACCCGGGAGGGCTATGCCCGCCCGGGGCTGTATTTAGGGCTCAGCGCTCGCAGGCTCGCGCTTCGCTGACGCACCCGCCGCTCAACGCGGCAGGACGACGCAGGCTGGCCGCTGCCGCGCCACTTCGATGCAGGCGGGTGGGTCGCCACGCACGCAGGCATGTCGAGCGCTCTGGAGGCCACGGGCAATCGGGGGGAAGGTGGCTCCTGGGCTGCGGCGAGAATCCACCTGGGGAGTCAACGCACGCACCTGTCCCCCGCCCAGTGCGCCGTGCGGCGCTAGCGAGTACAACAGGAGTATCGGGAGGAGGTGCCCCGGAGTTGCGTGCGGAATTTCCGGGGCATTTCTTCTACCGCTCCGCCGCGCGCAGCGCTTGTTCCACTTCCTCGCTGGTCCCCTTCACCGTCAGCGGGACGCTGGAGTCCTCCAGGGAGATGACGGCGCATCCCTTCTTGAGGCTGGGCCAGACGGCGCGGACAGCGTCGGGGCGGACGTACAGCGGCTCTCCTTCGAGATTCAGCAAACGCACTCGCATTGTGGTGCTCCTGGGGTGAAGTGCCCCGGTAGGCCCGGGGCGGGCCGTGCTGCTCAGAACTGCCGGGCCTCGCGCTGCGCCTCCGCCTTCAGCACCGCGAGGTAGGCGGCCCGGGTGGCCTGGAGCGTCTTGGAGCCGCCCGCCTTCATCGCCACCATCGTCTCGGCCATCGCCTTCACCAGCTCCGCGTCCGTCATCTTCGCCGCCGTCTTCTGCATCAGGTTCGTGGGCTTCATAGTTGGTATCTCCTGCGGCAGCGCCGCGCTGGCTACAAATAGGTTATCGGCAGGGCCGGGCAGGAGTTGCGTGGGGAATTTCTTCGGCATTTTCGGGGCGGCAGAAATGCCCGAGAAAGTCGGGAGGAAACTCCGGACGGGCTCGGTGCGAGAATAGGTTGTACTGCCTGCCGCGTCACACCGGCCCGGGGCGGGCACAGGTGCGTCCTCTTGCTTGGAAGAGACTCAGAGTTGTCCTACACTGGCCGGACTGGAGGGAGTGCATGGCCAAGAAGCAGGAAGAGGGGCGCGAGGAGCCCAAGCCCATCGCCACCACGTACTACGCGGTGCGTGCCGGCGGAGGCTGGCACGTGAAGCGGCTGGAGGTGTACCCGGGTGGCCGAGTCGTGGAGTCCATCGCCATGGAGAATCCGAGTCGGCTCGTGGTGCGCGAGCGGCTCCGTGTCCTGTTCGAGGGGGTGTTACCGTGATTGGTGCCCGCTTCAACTACGCAGGTGGCACAACCGGCCCACGTATCGAGGAGGGAAGCCATGACCTATGTCGACATCATCGTTGCGTCGAGTAGAACTCCAGAGTTGGGGCAGATTTCGCCAACCGCCTCTTCGTCGCTGGTGCCTATGGCCCTGCGGGTGCTCATTGACTTAAAGGCGCGGCAGGAGCCGAGGAGCGGTGTTGCGGTGTTCATCCGAAGGAGCTGGCCATGACCGCGCTCGCCGTAGCCCTAGTGCTGTGCTGCGCCATGGTGTGCGGAACGGTGCTGGCGTCGTTCCGCTACCATGAACGAATGGCCGCGCAGGAGCGACTGCCCCATGTGGGCGACGTGGATACGAAACTCCACCTCCTGGACGATGCGTATGGTCGACACGACCGACGGCTGGCGTCGCTTCAGTCCGAGGTGGAGTCTCTGCGCGCCCAGGTGGCGCTGAGGAGCATGTGAGATGTCGGACGACACGAAGAACGGTGGACCCACATCGGGAAACCACGACAGGCAGGGCCGCTTCCAGCCGGGCAACAGCGCTCGTGCTGAGTCGCAGCGTGTCCGGCAGCGCAACACGGGCATTCGCATCCACCAAGGCACCAACAGCGGCAGGGACCTCGTGGACTGGATGCTTGAGGTGGCGAAGGATGTGACACACCGCGACCGCGTGAAGGCCATTGACTGGCTGTGGACTCGCTGGGCGGGCAAGGTGCCCGACAAGTTGGAGGTGACGGGCGAGGACGGCAAGCCGCTCAACCCGCTGCATGGCTTCACGCCGGAGCAGCTGCTTGCCCTGGCCAGCGCGAAGACGGAGGGGGAGAAGTAGCGTGCAGTCCCTCCCCGCCCACATCCTCGAAGCCGCGCGGAAGGAGGCGCGGGCGGAACTCTGGCGGCGGCGCAAGGTGTGGCCGTTGCTGGAGTTGTACCTGGACCGCGACCAGCTCGCGGACACGCGCGCATTCATGCAGGGCGGGGGCGGGGACGCGGAGCGGGGCGTGCTGCCGAAGGCCGACTGGTGCTCCGACATCAGCCGCCAGCGTGGCAAGTCGTGGAACTGGACGGTGTTTTCAGTGGTGTGGTGCCACTGCCACCCCGGGCAACTGGGGAAGTACCTCGCGCAGTACGGCACGTCGGTGCGCGGCATCATCGCCCCTACCATCGCCCAGCTCATTGAGGACATGCCGCCGGAGTACCGCCCCAAGCACCGTGGCGAGGAGTCCATTCTCGAAGACAAGGTGGACCACAAGTGGCACTTTCCACACCGGGACAGGGCCGAGTCGGTGTTGCACGCGGCAGGCGCCAACAACCAGCACTACAAGGCCCTGCGTGGCCCTCGCGCCCACTTCGAGGTGCAGGACGAGTGCGGCTTCTATGACGACTTTGAGGGCGTGCAGAGAGCGCTAAGGCCCATGCTGATTACGACGCAGGGGCCCTGCATCTACTCGTCCACGCCGCCCGAGTCCCCCGCCCACCCCTACACGGCCACCATGCAGGCGCTGAAGGCGAAGGGCCGGTACTCGCACCGCACCATTCACAACCACCCGCGTCTCAGCCCAGAGGCGATTGAGGGCATTCTCGCCAAGGAGGCTGACGCCAAGGGGCAGACGCTCGCCCAATTCAAGCGGAGCACCTACTACCGCCGCGAGTTCCTGTGCCTCCACGTAACGGAGGAGACGCGCGCGGTGGTGCCCGAGTGGAACGAGCCGCTTGAGGACGGGGGCGAGGAGGGCCGGACGCTGGCGGACGTGCTAGTGCGCGCGGAGGCGAGGCCGGACCTCTATGACGCCTACACGAGCGCGGACTTCGGCTTCACCCGGCACCCGAGCGCGGTGCTCTTCGCGTGGTGGGACTTCCGCAACGCCCGGCTGGTGGTGGAGGACGAGACGCCGCCCCTCTACCGCACGCGCACGGACAAACTGGCTGAGGCGTACCGAGAGAAGATGCGGGAGTTGTGGCCCGCCTCGGGCCCTCGCCCTTCGCTTGAGGCCCAACTATCTCCGTGTGGCGGCTTCTGGCTGCCCTACCTCGCCGTGGGCGACAAGGGCGGAAGAGGCGGGGAGGTGCTGGCGGAACTCGCGAAGGAGCACGCCCTGCACTGGACGGGGGCGGTGAAGGAGGCCGACCTGGAAGTCATGGTGAACGACTTGCGGCGCATGGTGGGTGCGGGGAAACTCGTGGTGCACCCTCGCTGCCAGCACCTGCGCAAGCAGCTCGCCACGGGCCTCTGGGCCGACAAGCAGAAGACGGACTTTGCCGAGGACAGCAGCGGCCACCTCGACCACCTCGCCGCGCTCGTCTACCTCGTGCGTGCGGTGGACAGGCAGCGCAACCCCTACCCGCTCGACTGGGGAGTGGACGCGCAGAACCAGGTGGTGGTGTATGGTGCCAACACGCCACGCGACAGGACGCGCGTGCTGGAGGAGGTTTTTGGATGAGCGCCATCAATCGCAAGGGCGACGAGTGCGAGTGTGGATCTACCACGTATCACGTGAGAACCCCGGGCTGCACGCCGCCAAGCCGCGCCACCTACGACGCGAGCACGGACCCGGTGCCGAAGGTAGAGCCCGCTCTGGCTCTCTCGGAGAGACTCGGCAGGGCCTTCAACGCGCAGGCGGCGAAGGAGCGCGTTGGGACGCACCATATGCCGCTCCCAACTCCGCACGAGCCCGACTGCCCCGTTTCGCAGTGGCACGGGATCGCCGGCCCTGGGGATGTGGTTTGTCGATGCGACCCCGCCACCGACCCCGCCCGCATCCGCACGCAGGCGAAGGCCCAACGCGCGCTGGAGCCCGTGCCTCCGCTGGTGGGGCCTGACGCCACGAGGAAGGATTGGGAGGAAGTCGTGGCCTGGGCTCGCGAGGCCGTGAGGGAGTCGGACAGGCCGCTGACGGCAGCGGACTTTCTCGTCACCCCCGAGGTGCTGGAGTTGTGGAAGACGGCGCAGAGACGCGACATCGCCACGGAGCAGCGGGAGGCGTGGGCTGGTCGACTCAAGCCAAAGGTCCCAACGGCCTCGGACATGCTGGCAGATGCGGTCGAACTGCTGGGGCATATCGCCAGCGGCGAGTACGACGAAACCAGCGGCGGGATTCAGGCGTTCCTGAAACGAGTCGAACGGTGGGTCGATGATTCTGGACAAGCAAGAACAGACTCAACCCAGGAGTGCATGACGTGTGCGGCCAAACGCCGCCAGGAGGCAGGGCAATGACGTGGGTGCTGATTCTGTTTGTGGGGACTGGGGTGATGGGTGACAACGAGGCCAATGCACTGACATCCGTGCAGGGCTTCGCCACCAAGGCGCAGTGCGAGGCCGCGGGTGAGGCCTCCCGTCGCGCCATGGAAACCACGGTGAGGGCGGTGAAGTACGCCTGCGCCGAGCACGGGAGTTGATGGCAACCTGCCCCGGGGTGGGGTAAGGTGGACCCATGGTTGACTCTGCTACCTACTGGGCAGCCCTTCCCTCGGACCAACTCGGCAAGCGCGCCATCGACAAGGTGCGCGCTTACCGCAGGTGGTTTTACAACACGGGCTACGCGCAGAAGGCCCTGAAGGGCTGGCGCATGGCCAACGGGTGGGACGACGCTGGGGCCACGTCGTCGAAGTTGCAGCTCGGCGGCGAGCGCAACCAGCTCATCAAAGCCGTGGTGAATGGCGTGCGGCCACTCCGCCAGCGCACCGTGGCCATGGTGCTGAGCGGTGCGCCGGAGATGCAGCCCATCGCGGCGAACTCGGACGCGGCGGCTCGGGAGCAGGCCGACTTGTCGCGCGGGGTGTTGGAGCACATTCACCGGGTGCACAAGCGAGCGAAGAAAGACCGCATCGCCCTCAACCTCGCCATGGACATGGGCGAGGCCGCGCTCGTCATCGAGTGGGACAGCAACAAGGGGCGGCCGATTGGGGTGGACCCCGAGGCGAACAGGCCCGTGCTGGAGGGGGACTTTGCCTACTGGGTAGCCAGCGCCTTCGACGTCTACCGGGACGTGGGCCTGCGCGACTGGGAGGACGCCACGTGGGTTGTCTGCCGCAGGTGGGTGAGTCGCTACCGCCTCATGGCCCTCTACCCGGAGCACGCCGAGCGGATTCTGAGCGTGGCGCCGGAGACGGTGACGGCGGACGAGTACGACTTCTTCACGGTGCGCCTGACGCAGGACACCACCGTAGAGACGGACATGGTGGCTGAGTACGTCCTCTGGCACAAGGACTGCGCGGAGTTGCCGGGGGGCCGTGAGGTGCGTTTCATCGCGGACGGGACGGTGTTGAGCGACGGCGAGTACCCCTATGAGGGAGAGGGGCTGCCGGCCATCCGACTGACGCCCGACGAGATTGCGTGCACCTCCATTGGGTACACCAACATCTTCGACGCGCTGGGCCTCTCGGACGCCATCAACGGCATTGTCTCGTCCATGGAGACGAACGTCATCAAGGGCGCGGTGCCGCCCATCCTCAATCCGAAGTCCTCGGGCCTCTCGAAGGGGATTCAGTTGGGCTCGGGGCATCAGGTGTGGGACGTCACCGATAAGGACTCGGCGCCCTTTTACATGGAGTCGCCCACCACTCCGCCCGAGGCGTACAAGCTGTTGGAGGTGCTGGAGCGCCTGCGGATGGAGGCCCTCGGGCTGAACGAGACGAGCATGGGCCGTCCGCCCTTCAGCGGCATGGCGGCACAGGCTATGGCCCTCTTGGACGCCAAGGCGGACGAGTACCAGGACGCGCTGCGTAGCGGCTTTAGGGACTACCTCGCGGAGGCGGCCACCTTCGAGCTGAAAACCCTGAAGCGCTACGCCAAGTCCGAGCGTGTGGCGCAGGTGGCGGGGAAGGCCAAGCAGTGGATGGCCAAGTCCTACACGGCCGACTCCCTCTCCCAGGTGGACGGCGTGCACGTGGAGCCCGTCAATCAGGCGTCGCGCACCATGGCCGGGAAACTGGGTATGCTGGATATGCTGAAGAACTTCGAGGTGCCACTGTCGGCAGAGCAGGTCATCGAGTTCTTCCAGACGGGGCAGTACGAGTCGGATTTCGAGGCGCCGCTGGCCAACCGCCTGCGCATCCGCGAGGAGAACGAACTTCTCATGCAGGGGCAGCAGCCCCCCATCATCACAGCCCGGACGCACTGGTTGGACATTCCGGAGCACCTCGCGCTGCTCAACTCGCCCGCCGTGGTGGAGCGGCCCGAGGTCGTCAACGCGGTGCTCTCCACGGTGGAGGCGAAACTGGAGGCGTGGCGCACCATGCCACCGGACTTGCTCGCGCTCCTGGGAGGGCCGCTACCGCCTCCCCCGCCCGAAATGATGGGTGCGCCCGGTGCGGTTCCCCCGGTTCCGGATGGTTCCGGGAACGCCCCGCAGGACGGGCAGGTGCCGCAGGACGCGGCCGAGGGCGCGGTGCAGGCGCTCAGCCCGGACGCGCAGGAAGCCGAAATGCCGCAGCCGCCCATGGCTGCGTAACTGGAGGGAGTACGAATGCAGTGTGAGCAGAGGCAGGTCACTGTCGCTGTCCAGGAGTACCACCTGTTTGTGCGGTGCCTTGGGTGCAGCCACGAAGGAAGCATTGGGCGTCGCGAGTCCCCATCTGACTCGGTGGCCCCATCGGGGTGGGTGCGCATCCACCGCACTAAGAGTCGAGGCGAGCACTCCTTCCCGCTCATCCATGATGCGGTGGTGTGCCCTGACTGCCAGCGCAAACCGCTGTCCGACCTGCTGGAGGTGAGCAATGGCTGATGTCTCGTCCGGCTCGGCGGGCTCCGCAGGCGCCACGACGATGTCCCCAGCCCCCCAGCCCGGGGCTCAGCAGCCGGGGCAGTCGCAGCCCAATGCCGTCGCCACGAAGCCCGGGGAGAGCGCCACACAGGCCCAGGCGCGCATGCTGAAACTCATGCTCGACGGGGCAGAGGTGGAGCTCCCCGAGTCCACGGTGGTGGCCAACTTCCGCAAGGGCCAGGAGGCGGCCAAGCTCCTCTCTAAGGTGGAGCAACGCCGAGCTGAGGCCCTCAAAGCGAAGGCGGAGGCGGATGGTGTCTTCTCCCGCCTCAAGTCGGACCCCCTCTCCGTCCTCAAAGAACTGGGGGTGGACATCCGCGGCCTCTCCGAGAAGACGATTCTGGAGGAAGTGAAACTGGAGCAGATGACTCCGGCCGAGCGCCGCGCCTACGAGTTGGAGCAGAAACTCAAGGCGTACGAGTCGGAGAAGCAAAAGTCCGAGCAGGAGAAGCAGCAGGCCGCCATGCAGCAGGAGGTGGAGCGCCACAAAGACGAGCTGGCCACCCTCTTTATGGACACCATGGAGCGCACGGGCCTGCCGAAGTCCTCGGGCCGCTTCGTCATGCACCGCATGGCTCACCTCTACCGGCAGAACGAGGAAGCAGGGCTGGAGTCCACGCCCGAGGAGATGGCCTCCTACGTCATGGAGGGCCTCAAGCGGGAGCACGTGGGCGTCCTCTCGGGCTTGGAGGGCGAGGCGCTGCTCTCCCATCTCGGGGAGGATGTGGTTAAAAAGGTGCTCGGCGCCCACCTCGCCCGCATCAAGAAGCAGCGTCCGCAGGCTGGTGCCCCGGCGGTTCAGCAGCCGCAGCGCTCGGCGCCGCCGGCGGATCCGCGCAAGGGCCGCTGGGCGGAGATTGAGGCCCTCATCAAGGGCAAGTAGGCCAGCCGGCCAGTGCGACGGGGCGTCACTCGCGAGGGTGGCGCCCTTCGTCGTCTCAGGGCGAGCACTACTCCCATCTGAGCCGCGCTCATCGCGCCCTCGCAGCTGCCTCGTGGGAGGCCTTGATTCTGCGCGCGTCGAAAAGAAGATCGCGCGCAAGTTGCCACCCAACCGCCTCTCGGTAGAAGCGCACCTCCTGCTCATGGTACGCGCGGGCGCACGCATCTCGGTTCACACACACCCGGATGGGCCTCCCAGTAGTGCTCCTCGTGGCGCCAGTCCTCGCCCGTGGCCTCCTTCGGGCGCAGCAGTAGCAGCGAACGGTCTTCATAACTCTCCCTCTCGGGCCCGAAATGGGCCACGAAATGATTATCGCAGGCCGCGCGGAGAAGTTGCGCGCGCCGAACCATAGGTTTTCTCTATGTGTCGTGCGGACCCATGCCGAATATCTATTTGACTCCCACCCCGCCACACGTCGCATAGTCGCTTCGCGCGCGTGCGACACACCAGCGGGCGACAACGGCACCCACGGCGGTCGGTGGTGCTGGCATCGCCCCCAGGGCTCGGCGCGAGCCAACCGGAAGCCTCTTCCCCGGATGCCCTCGGTTACGGCAGAGGGTGGCTGCCTCCGTCCCACATCCGACCACGCTCCGACTTCCGACGGAGTGGCGCGGCAGCGTGAGTGCTGGGACGGCGAATGCCGCAGACGGAGCGAGCGCCGCGCAACGCGAAACAGACCCGGCTCCACTCCTCTGCCGACTAAGAGGGCGAGTCGGTTGCAACCAGCCTCGGAGTGCGTGTAGGCTGTCGGTGTACGGCTGTAGGACCCGGCTAAGCGAGCGGCATCCAGAGCCAGCGTAGCGACGGGACGTCGGGCGACCATCCCCAGGCGCGGCGCGGTGCGGAACCCCTCTCGCGCGCCAAGCGCGCACACCCGGTGCCCTGTGGCTGATACGAACTCCGTGCTCACGATGGTGGGCAACTTCAAGGAAATTTACGGCGAGCGAATTATTGACCTCGCCCCCAACACCCTCAAGCTGACGAAGCGCCTGTCCTTTCAGTACGCCACGGCGCTCGGCAACAAGTACCACCAGCCGGTGGACCTCGCGATGGAGCACGGCGTCACCTACGCCGCGGCCAACGCGCAGAACATTACCCTGCTGAGCCCCATTGCCGGCGAAATGCAGGACGCGCAGGTAGAGGGCGCGCAGCTCTTCGCCCGCAGCCGCGTGGACTACGAGGCCATGTACCGCGCCAACGCGGCCGGCCGGAAGGCCTTCGCCGAAGCCACGCAGCTCGTCGTCAAGCGCCTCACCAAGGCTGCCTCCAAGCGACTGGAAATCATGACGCTGCATGGGCGCCGGGGTATTGGCACCCTGGGTACTGTCGCGGGCAGCGGCACCACACGCACCTGGACGTTCTCGGGCGACTCGTGGGCGGCCGGCATCTGGGGCGGGGCGAAGAACATGACGTTGGACGTCTTCGCGGCCGACTACTCCGGCACGAAAGTCAATTCCAACGCGGCCGTGACGGTGACGGGCGTCAACATCAGCAGCAAGCAGATTACCGTCTCCGGCAACTCCACGGACTTGACGGCCATCACCGCAGGCATGCAGGTGTTCCCCGAGACGGGCGGCCCCACCAACGAGTTCGCGGGCATTGACGCCATCATCAACAACACGGGCAGTCTCTTCAACATCTCCGCGAGCACGTACGAGTTGTGGAAGGGCAACGTGGTTTCCAGCGTGGGCCGGCCCACCATGCAGACCTTCCTGGACGGCGCTCGGCGCGCGGTGGAACTCGGCCTGGAGTCCGACATGCTGGCCGTCGTCTCGCCCAAGTGCTTCGAGATTCTCAACGAGGACGTGGCGGCGCTGCGCAAGTACGACTCCTCCTACTCGGTGAAGGAGGGCGAGAATGGCGTGGAGAACATCAAGTACCACGGCCAGTCCGGCACCCTCGAAATCATGCCCCACCTCTTCCAGAAGGATGGGCAGGCGCACCTGATTGCGCCCGAGGAGTGGAAGCGGATTGGTGCGACGGACCTGACGTTCATCACCCGTGGCGCCAACGGCGAGGAGAAACTGATTCTGGAGCTGCCCAACTCGCCATCCAGCGAGATGCGCTGCTACTTCAACGGAGCCGTCTTCTGCGAGGCGCCGGCGCGTGCCGTGGCTCTCACCGGAATCACCTATAGCTAGGCCGCTACCAACTGTGCGCCGGGTGGAATGGCGCCCGGGTTGGCGAGGGTGGCCCTCCAGTGCCCTCGCCGGCCTGACTCGAAGGGAGAAACGCAATGGCGAAGACGTGTCTCATCCTCACCCACGGGCGGGCGAGCGACTACCAGACGAAGACGGGGATGAAGGCTCGCGCGGTGGTGCCCCGGCTCACCAACCTGCTTGAGGGCTGCGCGAATGGCGCCTACCCGGGAGCCACGGGCTTCTCGGTGTCCCAGACGCAGGCCACGGGCACGCTGACGCTCTCCAGCGCGGCGGGCACCGTGGGCGGCATCATCAACGGGGTGACGGTGACGGTGACGGCCTCGGGTGGTGACATCGCCACGGCGGAGGCGCTGGCCACGGCCATCAACGAGAGCGCCGACGCGCTCGTCAACGAGCACGTGACGGCGAGCAACCTGGACGCCGACGGCGCAGCCTCTGCGGTGGTGACGCTCACTGCCGCCATTCCGGGCCCGGCGGGCAACGCGGTGACGCTGGTGGCGAGCGGCACGAGCGTTACGGCCTCGGGCGCTCGTCTCACTGGTGGCGCGGCCACCTCCTACACCTTCTGAGGCACCCCATGGACAAGAGCAGGGCTGTGCAGGAGGCCATTGAAGCCGTCATGGCGCTGGTGGAGGACGCGGACGCCCGGGAGCTGGTGGGGCGCCGGCCGAAGAAAGTGGAAGTGGAGGTGGAGGCCGGCGGGGAGGGCAACCCCGAGCACGAGGCCGAGGAGATGGAGCTTATCCGCGCGCTGGAGGGCATGCACGGCGAGGATGAGGACGCTCCGCCGGGCAGGGGGCGCTACTAGCCCATGGCCGCCTTCGACAACAACGAGTTGTTGGACGACATTCGCGGGCGGGGAAGCATCGTCTCAGCGGACATCCGCTTCACCAGCGCGAAGTTGCTGGCGGCGGCCACGATTGAACTCCGGGACGTGATTGCGGCCCTCATGGTGGAGTCACAGACGGACAGGAGCGTCTACCTCTCCGACGTGACGGCCACGGCGGGCACGGCTGCATACCGGCTCCCCTCGCGGGCGCTGGCGGGGCGGTGGACGTCCGTTGCGTGGAGGGACGTCGGCGCTGCCACCTACGACAGGTTGCGCCACCTCTCGGCGGACTCCTACTACCTCCAGTCGGACACGACGCAGGGGAAGCCCTACGGCTTCTTCGTCCGCGACTACGCCATTCACCTCGTACCCACGCCGTCGAGCGCGGGGACGTTGCGCCTGCCGTACTACATGCGGCCCAACACCCTCACCACGGTTTCCCATGCCGGGGTGGTGACAGCGGTGGGCGCAAGCACCCTCACACTCTCTTCCGTACCTACCACCTTCGTCTCTGGAGAGTCCTTTGATGTGGTGCGCAGCACGCCGGGCTTTGAAACGCTGGTGGCGGGCGTAACAGCCACCATCGCCAGCACCACGCTCACCTTCTCCAGCCCGCTTCCCACGGGCACGCTCGCCCCGTCCGTTGGCGACTACGTGGTGGCGGCGGGCTACTCCCCGGTGGCCCAGTGCCCGGTGGAGTTGCGCGGCCTCCTCGCGACGCGAGCCGCACGCCGGGCGCTCATGTCGGTGAATGAGGTTTCTCAGGCGCAAATGCTCGACTCGCAGGTTGCGGAACTCACCGAGACGGCGCTCGCGATTCTGGCCCCACGCGCGGACGCGGAGCCGCAGGAGTGGGGGGACATAAGGAGAGGAGTGCTGTTCGGCCTGTTGTGACGCGATGTGACGAAGAAAGTACACCCTCCGGTGGCAGGTATATGGCATTTGTGCCGCTTCACTGGAGGACGCATGCACCGATTCGTTGTGTTGCTCGTTGCCATCGCATGCGGAGGAAGTGGAAGCCAGCCGGAAGTCCTCGGCTCCATGGAGTCCGCAGCAGCGGTTGACCCGAATACCCCGCCGACAATCCCCCCGAAGTACCCGGAGAACCCCGTGTCCCAGCAGCAAACCTACGAAGCCAAGGGGCTCCATACCTATGGAAACCCCCTCACCATTCCAGACGGCTCCTTCCGCGAGGCGGACGACGTTGTCATTCGCAAGCAGGGCGTGGTGGAGACGCGACGCGGATTCAAGCCGCTCGTGCGCAGCAGCGGAGACGCCTCGGAGCGCGCCCGCACCTTCACCGACTTCGCTGGGCAGATGGTGGCAGCCACCACGGCCAACAAGATGTACCGCGTGACGGGCTTTCAGGACGGAGCCACGTGGACGGCCTACAGCGGCACGTACACGCCTCCCCGGGAGGACCAGCGCATGCGCTTCCTCCAGATGGCGGAGGCCCTCTACTTCACCACGGACGCGGGCGTGTACCGCCTCGATGACTACACGGGCGTGCCCATGGCGGCAGGGGTGCCGCAGGCAGTGGGCGGCTCCGCCTCGCTGACGGGCACCTCGGGCTTCCTCCCCGTCGATTCGCAGGTGGCCTACCGCTTCGTCTGGGGCTATCGCAACTCGCACAACCGAATCATTCTCGGCGCCCCCTCTGGCCGGCTGGCAGTGAGCAACCCGAGCACGGCGAGCAATAGCGTCAACGTGTCGCTCACGGTGAGCATCCCGTCTTGGGTGACCGAGGACTACTTTCTTCAGGTGTACCGCTCGGATACGAGCGCTCTCGCGTCCGTCCCCGCTGGCGGTGACATGGCGCTCGCGTACGAGGCGTATCCATCCTCAACGGAGTTGACCAATAGGAGCATCACCATCACGGACGTCACGCCGGATGCGCTCAAGGGGGCTTCGCTCTACTCCTCGCCCAACAGCGGAATCCCGGGGAGCGACAAACTCCAGCCCCCGGTGTGCGTGGACCTCGCCGAGTACAAGGAACGGATGTTCTGCGCCTCCACGATCCAGAGACAGCGCTTCTATCTCACGCTGCTGTCGGCTGACTCCACGAGCGGCGGAATGCAGTCTGGAGACCAGTTGGTGATTGGGGTTGAGGACCCGTGGACTGCTGGTGCAACCGAGGACCCTGGCACCCGTACGTTTCAACTCTATACGACGGGCACTGCATCTCAGAACGTGGCGAACACGGCGCAGTCTCTCGTCCGAATCATCAATGCAACGTCCACTGCGTATGTGGCGCACTACCTGTCTGGCGAGTACGACAGCCCGGGTCAGATTCTCATAGAGGCGGCAGAACTCGGCGCGCTGGAGTTCTTCCCGACTGGAGTCAATGGGGGTCCGTATTGGGCGCCTGCCATTCCGTGGGCGTTCTACGGGACGCAACTGAGCCGCACGGGCGCGACGGTGACAGCCACGTTCACGCAGCAGCATAATCTCCGGGTCGGACAGCAGGTTGAACTCCAGTCATCTCCAGACCTCGTGAACTTCCCGGGCGGGATTAAGGTCATCGCCTCGGTTCCGACGCCCACGACGTTCACGTACACGGAGGCTGGCGCCACAACAACAGCCGTTGGGCAGACTCAGTGGATCATCAGCACCGCCCCGGTCGGTTCCGACCCCACCGACGAACCAAATGGGCTCGCCTTCTCGGAGTACGCGGAGCCCGACGCCTTCCCGCTGGGTAACTACCGCAAGGTGGGCAGCAGCAACTACCGCATTCTGCGCATCGTCCCGCTCGGGGACACCCTCTTCATCTTCAAGCAGGAGGGCATTTGGACGCTCAACGGGTACGACGCGGAGACGTTCTCCATCCGCGCCTTCCCCACGCCCGCGCGGCTCATGGCGCCTGACTCCGTCGTGGTGCTGGGGAACAAAATCTACGCGCTGACGGACCAGGGGGTGCTGCAAATCTCCGAGTCTGGGGCGAGCATCATCTCCCTGCCCATCACCGACAGGCTGCTCCCGTACTACTCCAACGTCTACAACCCGGACTGGCCCACCAACGCGCACAAGTACGCATTCGGTGTGGCCTACGAGACGGAGCGCGAGTACCATCTCTGGCTGCCCTCCTCCAACGGCACCGCGTGCTACGACGCGTACGTGTACAACTACGCCACGCAGACGTGGGTGCACTGGGACGTCGCGGCCACGGCCGG